ATTTTTGGCACCCTGTCCCCATCGATAGCAGGGGCCATTTTTGGCACCCTGTCCCCATCGATAGCAGGGGCCATTTTTGGCACCCTGTCCCCATCGATAGCAGGGGCCATTTTTGGCACCCTGTCCCGGCGTCTGGTTGATTCTTCCGCGCGAACTGCCTTCTGGGCAGCAATCCGCTCAGCACGCGACGCCTGCTCTGCCGTTAGCCGATAGCTTCGCCAGGCATCACACGCACGATAGGATCCGCTGTACCCCGATCCGCATGGCTCAACGAAACCATGCTCCACTAACTCGGCCCGAGCGCGCCTGAAAGTCGTTCGAGAACAGACGCACGCGGCTTTCGCCCACGTGAACTGAACGCCGCCAACGGAGCCGTGCCTCGTCGCGTAGTTCCATCTGCCAACGAACTCCGTAAGCAACACGGTAGCCCTCGTCGAAAGGGCCAAGGCGGCCGGACTGGTGACCATCTCCAGGTCCAGCTTGATGAATTGAGCCGGTGTCTGCGTGTCTTGGGTCATCGGTCTGCCTTTCGGCATTGGACTAGGCTTTGCTCAATCCAGAGGTCAAGGTCTTGGGTGCGATACCGGATGCTCTTTCTGCCGAGACGGACGTAAGGGGGGCCGTTCCGCGACTCGTTCTTCGGCCTGTAGTGTCTGGACTTCCGTAGCCATTGGGGGGACAGGCTGACGTACTCGGCTGCCTCGGCTTCGGTCAACAAATACGTGGCTTTCCCTTGCTCGCTCATTGCATTCTCCTTGGTTGCCATGCCAGATTTTGTCTCTCATGGCTTCACCGTGGAGAACCGTACCAAGACAAATCAACCCCCAATTAATGGCGGATGAAGGGCATTCATATCCAATAGGTACGCTGTTGAATTCTCTCGCATCAGGTGCAATACTTTGATCCTTGGTGATTTCTGCTTTCTTGGAAGGAAGGCCCTATGCGCCCCGCCCTACAGCCCTGCCCGTTCTGCGGAAGCCATCGGCCCGCCGTGCGTCGGCGCATGCTGGGCTACTCAGACACCCTGCTGGCCTACGGCGTGGGCTGTCTCTGCGGAGCCCATGTGCTTCGAGACTACGAGCGCGGCCGGATATCGGTCCGCGACTGCCGACAGCAGGCTATCGACGCATGGAACGCCCGAACCCCCGTCGAGGCGCCGACGTGCCCGTGCTGCGGCTCTGAGGAGCTCGCCTGCGGTATTGGCGACTGGACAGCCTGGGCACAAGTCAATGCGCCGGTCCATTTCGCCAGTTGCGCGGCCTGTGGGCTCACGACGCTGGGCATGCCACCGCCCCATCTCACGATGTACACCGCGCCCGTCTGGCACATCGACGGCGTCACCAGGTGGAACGTCCGCGTTTCGCCCGAGAAGTGGATCGACCCGCGCGCCATCGAGCAAGCCGACACGAAGGCTACGGACGAGTGGTTGCTTGCCGGGTGGCAATATGATCTGCATATGGAACAATTGCTGTACAAGTGCGCGATGCGGGCGCACCCGCCGAAGTGGAACAAGTAGGGGGAGTTTTGTCCCAAGTGAGACAAAATAGGTCAGACGGGCCGGTGGTCACCGCGCGGCCCAATCGCAAACGCGGCACGTGGTACGCAGACGTGCTCTGGCAAGACTCCGGCAAGCGGACCCGGCCGTCCCTCGGAGTGCCCATCGACCAAGACCCGGCGGCCGCGCTCGCAGATTTCAAGCGTGAGATTCTTCCGGGTATGATTCGAGAGCACCACCAGGCCCAGTTCGTGGCATCGCACGAGTCCTCCGAGACCGGGGAAGCCGGGCCGCGACTTCGGGATCTGGCCGATTGGATGGTCGACGTCCACCTGCCGTTCCTCGGGCGCGCTCCGAAGACGATCATGCACTACCGGCGCGTCCTCACGGACTTCGTGGCCTACTGCGCTACGCGCCACGTTGCCCGCGCTAGCCAACTCTCCTGGCGAATCGTCCAAGAGTGGCAGACGTGGGCCGGGACGATTCGCGGGGATGGGGCGCCGTCCCGGGATCAGCTTCGAGCCGTGCGCCACTGGCTGAACGAAGCCCACGAGGCGGGGGAACTACAGGAAGCCTCGAATATCAAGTGGACGTTGCCCAAAAAGAAGAAAGGCTCGCGATTTCGGGCCATAGATCGGGAAGAAATCGCCCGTTTTGAGGCGGCCCTGCAAGACGGGAAACCGGCCCTGTATCCCGTCATCGCCTGGTGCTACGCCACGGGCTGGCGAATCTCAGACGTGCTCGATCTCCGGTGGGGCGAAGTGGACACGAAGCGGGGCATGATCGAGCGAGAGCAGATCAAGACCTCGGCCGCTTTGCCGTATCCCATCACGCCGCGCATGCGGGAACTGCTGGGCGTTGCCCGCGCCGGACTGCCGAAGAAGATGGCGCCGGCCGCCTACGTGTTCCGGGACGCCAAGGGGAAGCCGTGGACCTACCACCGCTTCAAGAAGAAGCTCGAGTACTTCATCAAGAAGCGATGGGATGGGGAGAACATCACGCCCCGCGATCTCCGAAAGTCGTTCGGCTCGCACCTGGCTATGGCCGGCTGTCCTCCGAACGTTTTGAAAGAGCTACTCGGTCATGAAGACGTGGCCTTGACGCTTTCCTTCTACGTTGACGTGGACATGGGCCGCATGGCCGAGTGGGCTGTCAGGCATCAGGACGGGCGATAGCGGATTCGTCGACGTGCTCGACGCAAAGCCGGACACCTTCAGACAGGTTGCCGTTGCCAATGCGTTCGGCTTTGGCAATCTGGTCGTTGGTCAGAAGCACGCCCACCGTTTTCTTGGGGCCTTCGGGGGTGCGTGGGCGGCCGCGGCCGCGCTTGGGCTTGTTGGTCATGGCGTGGGCTCCCCGAGGTACGCCAGGACGTTGCGCGCACCGATCTTGTTCGTCAGCGTGGTTGACGTGGCGTCATGCGGAAGGCGCAGCACATGCTGAGCCCTTGCAATCAGTTCCTCACGTGGGCCGACACCCCAGCGGGCGATACCCACGCCGCTTGTTTCTCCCGTCTTCACAACCTGTAGCCACTTGGTTGTGTCTGGGTGAAGGAACGAGTAGATGTAGATGCTCATCTCTGTCGCTGTCGTCATCGCCTCTCTCCTTGCCGGGCCGGTGCCCGGCGGGTTACGCCTCGAAGATTGTCAGGATGCGCTGATCGCCATCCCACTCGTATGCCACGGCGTTATCGTCCTCGTCGCGGATAATCGGATTAACGTCGCCTCCACACTGGCAGTCACCACCAGAGCAGCCTGTCTCGCGTACCTTGCGCGATTGAGACTTGCTCAGATCGTGGGGCCAACTGTCGCGACTCGGGACTACGATGCGCGCAACCATGCGCGCGTGGAACGGGCTGCTGACTGTCAACGTCGCTGTGCTCATCGCTCTATCCTCCCTGTTGCTTGCCCTGTGTTGCCTCAACTGTATCTATATTGTATACTATTCTATTCTATTTGTCAAGGGGTTTGGCAATCTTTTTTCTAGGCTGTAAGTCGTTGGGCGATAAGGCGTTATGGCGATTTGGGCGAAAAGTGTACAAAAAAGAACAGAAAAAAGGCAAACCACTGAAAATCCAGGCACGCACCTGGCACGCATCCTGAGACCCCTGCAAACATTGAGCGAAAGGGGCCTCAACAGCCTGTCCCCTAGGGGCTGCCAAATTACCTAACCCCTTGCTATGTAAGGGGTTATCTTTTTGCCCAGGGCGCGATAGGGGCTGAAATTGGGCCTTTTCCACTGAAAATCTGGCACGCGCGCCAAAAGTGTGCCAAGGAATCGGCGCGGATCTCGGCACAAGGCGGGGGTTTGGCAGGGGGATAGTACAATCTACTTGCGTCGACGTTGCCGGCGGCGCCGTTGGCCCGCCGTGAGCTGGTGGCCACGCCATGAGATCGAGAACAGCTTGACCATGCGGCCGCGCAATCGGTCTTTAAGCCAGTCCCGGAGTTTCGCCATCGAGCCGCTCCCATAGTTCAGCCTCGGCGGCCCGTCTCCGGACCAGGCCCGCGAGCGTGATCTTCTTGCCGGTGTCCGGATCCGTGGCTTTCACCCACCGTTTGAGCTGTCCGGGGATCTCGTCATAGTGGCTTGCGTTGATCCGATTCTTGAGCGTGGACTTGAACAGCGCGCCACGGCCAAGGTTGAACGTCCACGAGCAGAGCGCCGCGTGCTGGTTTCCGCCCAGGGCCACGGCGACCAGTTCGGCCACGGCCTCCTCGGCCTCCTCCAGGTCTTCCGTGAGCCATTGCTCGGCCTCACGACACGTGCAAACGTCGCCTTCCTGCACGCCCGCCGTGTGCCCGTATCCGATGGTCCAGACACCGGCCGGGCACCGGTACGCTTCAAACCGGAGACCCTCGAAGTCGCGGATCAGGGCTCGGCCCGATTCGTTGCATCTCATGGCTTTTTCTCCTCGGCCTCGGCCGGGGTCGCCGTCTCGTCGCGCATGAAAGCGGTATATTGGCGCAGGCTTCCCATGATCGCATTGACCTTGTTCGGAGTAGTCGACAGCACCGACTCGCCCAAGACGTTCGCGAGCGCGTTCAGGGCGCGATCCGCCCCGTCGTGCATCTGGGCGAATATGGCCGCCTTGTCCGGCTGGGGCTCCGGCCCCGTGTTGAGTTTGCCCTCGTCCGGTTTGGGCTTCGGTTTGGCGGGCGGCTTCTTGCGTGTCGGTCTTGCCTTTGCTTTCGTTGCCATGGTATTCCCCTCTCGGTTGTGTTTCGCGTGTGCTTCCTATGGTTCTGGAATTGGATCAAGCTCGGTGTATATGTTCTTCGCCGTATTCCACGACGTGAGCAGGCCTGGAGCGTCTGCCGTGATGTTCGCGAGTTCGGCGGCCTTCTGCTCCTCGGTCGCGGGAGTGCCAATCTCTTCAAACCGCGCCTTTTGTACGAGCGCGGCCCGTGCCTTCTTGGATGCACGTTTCGCGAGACGCCAATGCGCATCCATCGCGTCCGCGAACTCGTCGAGGTTTTCCCATAGTATCGCCATGACGTTCTCCTTTTAGACGGCTGAACCGTCTGTGTCTGCGGTGGGTTGTGCGGTATGGCGTCGAAGAACCCCGGCATCCGTTACCCAGAAGTAATAGTCCGTCCCATCCTGAGATTCGAGTCTTAGTGTGCCCGCTTTGTTCGCACCGCCGTAATGAGCATATAAGGAACCTCTAACAACTCCTGCTTCGCCAGAGACTATGTTTCCACCTGCGGTCACAGACCCTGACAATGCAGCCGTTGAGGCTGCTAAGGAGGCCGCCGTCAGCGCGCCCACCACGCCAGCATCGCCGCCTACGTCAAGGTCGGTGGTTACATCGAGGTCTGCGCCGAAGGAGGCGTCCATCGTGGAGCGGGTGACCTGAAGAGCCTGCCCGATCAGATTTTCATCGTCATCAAACGCGCTCAGAGTCCAGTCTGATCCAGCATTCGCCCCAGCCTCAGCGGTCGCGTTGCATTGTGCTTTCCAACGAGCTTCTGTGCCTGTATTCCATTGAAAGGCCCGCGCATATCCTGCGTCGGATTCTATCTTAACCTGGCGATGCGCCGCCCCGCCGCCGAACGTTGCGCCCGTCCCCGTTACTGCGCCGTCGGACGCTACGGAACTCGCCGAGAACGCGCCATCGACATCTACAGCGGTGCTGAAGACGAATTGGCCTGGATCTTCATCCCACCAAAGCTTTGGCGCGCCGGTCACGTCAACGGTTACGATGTCCACGTCCGCATCGCCCACGGGGTTAAAGTTCACACCGTTCGCACCTGCGATAGTAATCGCGCCGCTCGTATCAAGCGTCGTGAATGCTCCCGCTGCTGGCGTTACGCTGCCGACGGGACCATCGATGGTCCCAGCCGTGAAAGCGCCATCGACGTCAACGGCCCCCGTAAACGTGCCGCCTGTGATCGGAATGAGATTCCAGAACGTTGCGAAATCAACTCGTCCAATCCCGCCCCCATAATAAGACCGATAGACCTCGCGCCAACTGCCGTCCGTTTCCCACCATGCCAACAACACGTAATAATTCAAATCGCGCAGAATTAAGTCTTGGCTTCCCGCCAGCAAGATATTTCCGGTTCCATCCTTGACGGTGATATCCTCAGAGCTGCCGTACAGCATAAGCAGGCCGCCGTCTGGATAATTGTCCGCGTTGATGGTGTCGAGATCGTCAGCCGCGCCGCCCTCGCCTTGCAGCCCAACTTTGCCTCTGTCTGGCGTGATCTCTCCAGCAGCAATGGTCTCATGGCCGGTCGTTGCCCCGCCCGGAATCATCGCCGCATGATGATAATTGAAATCTCGATAGTCCGTTATGTCTGCTTCGCCCGCGCCAGCGACATCGTCTATCGCGGTGTCGCCCACGGCCCAATCGATTTCGGCAAGTTTCAGTTCGCCGTCGTCCACGGTTGGGGCAACGGGCACAGCACCCTCGACGCCCTCGTGGATCACCATCGTCGCGGTCAAGGCGTCAATCGCTACCGTATCGATCCGAGGATCCACCAGCGGAGCCACGAGCGAAGCGGAGGTCTGTGTGGCCGACACGGTAAAGGGGATCGAGTCCACCATCCCGGCCCCCACCGAGAGCGTGATCTTCATTGAAACCGGATCGGTGGCGACAATTTTCAGGCTATCTTGCCAGTATGGATGGTATGAGAAAGCGCCGTCCTGGTTTCCGCCAAGCGAACGGACCGCGCCTTGCAGATCAACGATGGCCTCGTTCACGTCTTCGAGCCAGGCGACATGATCTGCGGACTTCCGCGATCCCGTCGCGTTGACGGGCGGGCTATCTGGAAAGACTATCGCGGCCATTTCAGTCTCCTACCATTCCACGAGCACGGCCCCGGCCGTCCCCGCTGTTCCGTCGGTCCCTGCGGCACCGGTACCGCCCGCGCCCGCGGCCCCCACGGTCACCGTGATCGTTTCGCCCGGCGTGACGGCCAACTCAATGGCCACCGCCGTATCTACCGCGCCGGATGCACCGGACGCGCCACCGCCCGCACCACCCGTACCATCACCACCCGCACCGCCTCGGCCATAGGGGTCCAAGGCTGTGGGGAAAGCTCGCCCGCCCTGGCCCGATAGCGTGTCTCCGTCGCCGTTGTGGCCTGGTTGGGCCTGTGCGCCTGCGTTTGTGCCACCTGTGCCCGCTGAGGCCCCTCCGCCGCCCGCTGCGCCGCCCGCGGCCGTGATCGTGTCAAACACCACCGATGCGCCCGCGCCGCCCGCGTTGCCAGCCGCGCCAGCCGTTGCGCCTTCGCCACCACCCCCACCGCTCCCCACCGCCGTGACATACAGGGTCGTGACGCCCCAGGGCACCGTGAATGTGCCCGTGGCCGTTTTTATCTCTTTGCCATGTTGCGCAATCGGGGACCGGCCCGCCCGGAAGACCTCATACCAGACGGTCCCGCGCAGATGGAGCAAGATCGCGGAATGCGTGGCGTCTAGCCGATAGTTTTCCTCGCCCGCTAGGCGAACATTGTTCGCCGCCTGCTGTTTGAGCGTCACGACCTTGGCGGGATCAATGGGCGTCAAGAGGAGCAGTTCGCCGCTCCGGAAATTGGTCGCGGCGATCTGTGACAGCGTTTGAGAAGCCGCCGCCAGGTACGGCTGGATCCGGTGGGCGTTCGCCGTTGGGATCAATTGCGTGCTCACGCAATCCAGATCGGACATCGCTTCCGCGCCGATGATGTGCTTGTCCGCCGCCAGCCACGCTTCCAGCGCCGTGGCCATCTCGGTATTGGTGAAATCGGCCGGCGTGCCCGGAACGTCAAAGGTTGTCGCTGCTGGAAACGGGTTGCTGGCCATCTGTTAATACCCCTGCACAACTGCGTCAAGAATCCCAGCCACGCGAGACCCGTCCTTGTCGAAAACCTGGACTTCGGGGCCGTCTGTTTCGTCCTTGTCGATCACTTTGAAACTCATCGCCGTAGCCGTTCCTGCTGAGTATTCGAGCGTGAGCGTCACGCATTTGATTGCCGTGAACTCCTTCGTTATGGGCAACCGTACCGTCCCGCTTCCAGCGACGGAGAAGTTCTCGATGTACTCGACAATCCAAGGGCGATCCCAGCTTTCCGTCACTCCCTGGATTATGAGTTGGTTTTCCGCGCCCGGCACGCGGATCCGGAAGTCATAGGTCACGTCGTCTACGGCCTCGATTTTGCCCACGCAGGCGCCCCAGAACATCCCGACTGGCCAGAACGGGGATTCCATCAGTAGGGGCCAGATGTCTTGATCGTCCTCTTCCGGCCACAGCATATCGCCGTCGTGTTTCATTTCGAGGAGCCAATCGTCCCCATCGTCCACGGTCACGTCGACGCCGAAATCGTATGGCAGATCGCCCGCGTCCGACGTGTGGCTCCATTCGTAGAGCGCCCGGAGATAGTCGGTCTGATAGAAGGCGTGATCCCCATCGCCACAATAGGCAGGCTGGCCTTCGTCGCGCCACGCACCCACCGCGGCCCCGGCATCCGCTTCCAGATAGCTTGTGCCGCCGTTGATCGTGCAGTTCGTTTTCGTGCCGGGGAATGAGTTGCCAAAATGCGAGTAGGTGTACTGCACGCTTTCGAGGGGCAGCGGGCCAAGGTCCACCACCACCCGGGCCGCGCGCCGCGACGTGATCCCCGCCACGTCCACGGCCTTGACGAAATAGGTCCGCGGCCCGCCCTGATCGTTCGGGACTGACCACGAATTGCCACGGAGCACGCCATCATGGGCCGGTTGCGCGAAACCCCACGCGGCCGCCTCTCCCTGGACAACCCGCACCAGAAATCCGTCATGGTCGATCGGCGGATCGGTGTATTCCCAGCGCAATTCGCCGTGGAAATGTTCCACCCGGTCAACGTTCGGGGGCGGTTTCATCTGTCCCCAGACAAGGATATTCCACCGCTCGGACCACTTCGAGGTCATGCCCGTGACGGTCACGAATCGGATTCGGACATCGTAGATCTGGCCGTCCACCACGCCGTCCACATAGACGGTGTCGATTGTGCCGGACCGCTTGGCAAGTCGGGTCCATTGCGGGATCGGCCCCGTACGCTCCACTCCGCCAATAGTGATCGGAACGTACAGCGAGAGAGACAGCCGATAGTCGATCTCCGCGCCGTCCACGAGTCCCGCTGCCAGCCGTTCCGCTGCATTCTCGCCTCGAGGCACGCGCAACGAGAGCGCGATCCGGCTTTGTAGCAGTCCGTTCGGGAGCCGTATCAATGCCCGTTCGTCCGTCTGGACGCCCACGATTGACGGCGCGGGCGGCCTCACCCATTCGGGGCGCGGGGGGATCGTGATGTGCGGGTCGTAGTCCGGAATCACGCCAGCGGAATGGACCCCGGGGGCCTCGTCGACCAGCGTTACCATGGCGCGGAGGTCCGATTGCGGGCGGATCTCCGTCACCAGGCACCGGGCGGACACGGTCTCCGTTTCGCCCCATAGGATCAAATCGCCCTCAGCCGCGCCCGTGGGCATATCGGGTGAGAAGTCGAGCCGGGCCTGTGCGCCGTCATACGTGGTGCAAAGCGCCTCGATGATGTCTCCGTTCGATTTCCGGAGCTGGGCGGCGTACGTGGTACCGGCCACCATCGTGGCTTCCTCGTCAATCAGCACGTAGTCCGTGCCAACGCTCCCGGCATGGACCGACGTCACCCGGGCCGAGCCGAGACCCCACATAGTGACGTCCGATTCCACGAGCACACAATCGCCGCGCTCGAACGTGAGATGTTCCCAGTCCACCTGTACTTTGTAGACCTCGGGCCGGAGTTGGCCTACCCCGATAGCATACCGGGCGATGGCCTGGGCGTGTTCGCGGCGCGTGATCCCGGCCAGGTCCAACGTCTCGTATATCGTGGCCGTTGCGCCGTCCGGACCGTAACCGTCCACATAGACGAGGATCTCCTCGGCCGAGTAATCCTGATCGGCGTCGATGTACCGGACGCGGAGCGCGTGCGGGAGCTCTGCGAACGCCTTCGAGGCCACCATTTCGCCGCCCGTCCGTGTCGAGATCACGGCCACGGGCGTATTGTCGCCGGTATCGTAGATCACGGCATACTGACCGTCGCGCACTGTGGGCGAACCTTTGCCAACCCGCGACACCAGCCGGAGACAGGCCTGGAGGGTTGCGCTGCGCTCGAACACGTGATCGAACTGGTACTGCTGGGCCGCGCACCATGTGGCCCACTCGCCGAGGCGAGTCTCGTCAATGTAGGTGTCTGCCACGGGTTTCCGGTTCGCGGATCCCCGGAGAATGTCCGCATAGACCCACGCGGGCGAGCGGTACTTGCTTTCCCATGTGGTATCGTCCGGCGTCGGATCCACCCAGGCACTTGTCCCGTCGTCATACCACGGGATCGGCGCGTCGATCATGCAATTGAGCTGATCCACCGCACCGCTTACCAATTCGGACGCCCGGAGTCGCACGGCGAGAAAGGCGTACTTGGCCAAGGCTTCGTCCGATACTGCGGGCGCGTCCGCCACGCACCGCATGGCGTAGACGTTGCATCGGTCATGGACGCCGGAATTGGCCGGGACCACAACGTCATCCCACCGCCACAGGTCCAGCGGGTCATACACTGCTGTATGCTCGTATTCGAGCCCGCCCGGTTCCGTGATCCGCATAACCTGGACCTCGTACCGGCCCACCGGGACCGGCCAGTGGACGGAAAACCACCGCTGTCCCGGCTCCGCATCCATGTTCGTGAGCGCAAACGAACCCTCAGTCGGCGCGCCGAAAAACCTCTCGGTTCCGTGCATCGTGATAACGAACCGCTGAAACCACGTAAGCGTTTCGAGGTCCGGCCCCATCGCCTGATCCTCGTACCGGCCCACTCTCACGAGCCCGTCAATGAAATTCCCGACGGTGATCACGGTCGATAATGCATCATTGAACGCGGAGGCCCCCTCGGCCAGCCGCCCCGAAACCTCCGTGGCTGTGCTGAGGAGGTTCTGCACCTGGAGCAAATTGGCCTTGACCGACGTGGCTTTTGCGGTTTTGGCGGCATCCAGATCTTCCTCGTCCATCCAGGCACCGACATAGCCTTGCCAAGACCCCAAGCGAGAATCAAGCTGGTCAGCAAGAAGATCCGAGACCGTCCGTAATCCGATGTCCACGGCTTCCAGGGACGGCACGATAATGTCAAGCAGGGCATCAGCATCCTCCATGAATTGCCAAATATCCGAGTCGGTCCAGGTCCGGACAATGGCCGCATCCTCAGCTATCACCCACTCGGGGATCACACGTTCCCATGCGTTATCGGAAGAGCCGCCGAGCATCCGGTACCGGACGGCAACGTCCACGCGCTCGCTCTTCAGTTCGTTTCCGTCTTCGCGGGACAGGCCCTCGGGGAAAACGATGTCAACGCCGATCTCTGTCGTGTTCTCGTCCGTGTCCCACGCCACGACGTTTTGGTGCCACTCGCGCAACTCGTCCGGATCGTCCCAGGTCTCCGCATAGAGCAGTGGCCGGTCCAGAATCTCTTCGTGTACGTCATCGGAGAATAACGTGATCTCGTCTTGCTGGCCGCGCCAGCCTGCGGCGATCTCAATGGCCACCGAGCCGTAGCCCGTCTCGTTCTCCCGGTCGTCTCGGGACAGCTCGCCCAGGGACAGATCGCCGATCCGGATATCGGACACCTGGACCGGTTGATGGCCCAAGCAGAACAAGAGCCGGATATAGTGCTCCTGGCCGTGCGCCTCGGTTATTGCCTCGGCGGCCAGGGGCGGGACCATCATGGTCCGACCGTACACTCGAGGGACCACACCCCACTGGTTCGTCTGGTTCATCCCTCCCATGAGACTGAACGATTCCACTTCGAGCGGTTCGTCCGGGGGCGCAATCAATGCGCTCGATATCAGGACACCGGCCAATCCGCCCACCACCTGGATCACCATGCCCCATGGGCCGCCCACCGCCAGACCGATCCCCGCAGGGACCAGGGTGCCGAGGATCCCGGCCAACGTCCGCAGGATCGTGTCGCCTTCCGCGCCGCCTATGCCCCCAGGAACGGCTACCACGCCCACAATGGACCCCGGCAAGGGCTTTTCGTCCCACCGTTCGCGCGGCACAGAGACGCCCTGCACGGTCACCACGAGAAGACCTTGTGCCCACGCGGGAAGGCAAAGCGCGTCAACGATTGCCGCGTATGTTTGGCCCCCGGGGATCGTGCGGGTCTTGCGCGGGATCGGCATGACCATTGAGCCGCTCTGGACGGTGATCAGGTCATTGGGCATGGGCCACGGCCTCCGTCTGCTCGTATCGCCATATCCCTATCAGTCGTTTGGCCCACACTGGCCCCTTGAACGGTTCGATCCGGGGCCCAACGTCTTCCCTCGTGTGAAGCATGCGCGTGGCGTTCACCGCCACCCCGCAATGGAGCGGGAACCCGGCGATTGAAAACACCAGCACGTCCCCAGCCACGGCATCCGTCGTGGCGTGCCATTTGGGATCTTTGGAGCAGCTCGTCATCGCTACCTCGGCCGTTTCGACGGAGGGCGCGATATCGCCCAGCGGGTCCGGGAGATCGATCTTGAACACGTCCCGGTATACCGCAAGAACCAAACCCCAGCAGTCGAACCGGTCCGGGCCGCGCCCGCCCGCATGGAATCGCGTGTGGAGATATGGCGCGGCCCACGGCGTAACCCGGGCGCACATCAAAACAGCCCCGCGAAGTCTTGCGGGGTGAACTGACCCGCAGGAAACTGGTTTTGATCGCCCGTCGAAAACGTGAGCTGGCCCCGGATCTTCTGCGAGTCATACGAGAGACTGAGCAGCCGGAGCGGGAGGAATGCCTGTTCCACGGTATCGAACTCGGGCGGGTCCGCAGCGGCGTCCGTCACGCTCACTCGTTTGAGTGTCATCCACAGATCACCCGACAGCGTCCGGATCGTGGGAGTCAAGGCCCGGAGCGGATTGGAGATCTCGATCTGTGCCCGAGGTACCCCGCTCTCCTTTTCCGCAGGCGGCGTGATCGTGATTCCACAGGCCGTGTACGTCTCGCCGCCCACGGAGATGTCCTCGGTATTGCGCACGAGCCGGATCGGTTCGTCCAGATCGTCGTGGTCAATCTCGATCACGTCGAGCAGGATCACGGACGATTGCTGTGCAAGCATCCCCGCCGTGACAGCCGATCCGAGGCTACGGGGCATATTAGATCACCTCAAGCGAAAGAGTGAGGTTGTAGCGCCGGTTTGCGGTTGCGCTGGCTGGGGTCCAATGGCCAAACGCGGGCGTTTTCAGGAACCGGTACCGGGGTGTGGACCCGTCGAGAGGATCGCCGCTCGTCCAGTCGAATGGAAGCGAACCTCCGGCCAAGGTGTCATTGAAAAACGTCCGAAGCGTGGCCATCTGTGTCCCGGTAAGCTGAAGCGGGATCTGGCGATGGCGGATCTCCTTGGTTGTCCGTCGCCGCACCTTTCGCGGACCGGCCGCGGGCGCATGTGACACGGTTTGCGATTGGGGATCTTCTTTCCATCCCGCTCCGGCCTCGGTCGGTAGTGTCGCGGGCCACGTTGCCACTGCCATTAGACGGGTTTCCTTGTCATGCCATACGCTCCGGCGAAAGCGTAATCGAGTTCGCCATTGGCCAGGCCTTGACGCACCGCGTCAAGGATCATGATGTCCACGTGCGTTTTGCCGTCCACTTCGGACGTTTCCACCTGCACCGCTTCGCCGGATGTGCGATGGTCGTGGACGTTCACAGTCACGGCGCCGCCGCTACCACCCGTGCTCCGAACGCCCAGCGTGCCGTCTGCCAGGCGCACGGCGGGCATAATGACTTCGGTTCCTGCTTCACCCGCTACGGCGGGCCCGGACTTGGTGTCGAAGTACGTGGGAGAATTGACCACCGCGCCTTTGTCGAACGCGCCGCCGTCTGCGAACCCGCTGAACGCGCCAGTGAGCGCGCCCATCATGGGTTCCAGGACCATGGTGGAAATCGAGATCTTGAAGATCTCATCAAGCATGTACTGGACCAGTTCCCCCACGGCCATTTTGCCGGTCTTGACGAACGTCAACAGATCCTCGGCGATCCGGTCGGTCCACTGTTCGCTGGCCTGCTGGAGTTCGTCCATCATCTTGGCCATGCCCTTGAGTTCTTCCTGGGCTTTTCCTCCCATGAAGCCGAAGGTTTCAGCCAAAACCTGCACAGCCGCAGTAATTGCAGCAAGCGCAACGCCCCCTTCCGCCAATGCCTTCGCTATTGCAGCCGCCTCAATAGCCACCTTGAGCGCCTTGAATGCAGTAATAGCAGACTTGATTCCCTGAATAAGGGAGCCGATGCTTGATACCGCTGCTCCGAACTTCTTCGCAGTCGAGTTTCCGACACTGTCTGCCACGGAGTTGATCCGGTACCCAAGCTGAGACATGGATTCGCCCCAAGAGACGGCTTGCTCTTGAGCTTCGCTCTCTTTGTCGATCAACATCTGGAATGCCACGGCCGACGCGGGGGCGATTTCGTGGAGCTTGTCGATCATGCCTTGCAGCGCGTATGTGCTTTCGTCACGCAGGCCGCTCCAGTAATCCTTTGCTAGAAGATTTTGCGCTTCCAAAGACAGATCGCCGGTCATCTTCAACTGCTCAATTTCGGCGGTCATGTCCGCAAACGTGCCGGTAGGCGTGATGCGATCCACGATGGACTGAGACGCCTTTTCTTGTGCCGCCTGCGCCGCCGCCGCACCGGCGTTCTCGAATCCCGCTACCACGACGCCGAACTCGGGGCCCATGTTCTTGAGCAGTTCGGTTAGATTCGTGATGGCCTCGCCGCCCCTGCTCTTCATCGTTTCGTAGAGTTGCGCGCCTAGCAGGCTGCCTACGGGGTCGGACATCTTGCCGGCCTTCTTGAGCGTGTCGATCTTGCCTGTGATGTCGGCCAGGGCCTCTTGTGCGGGGTGGAGGGATAGGTAGATGGACTCGGCCTGCTCTTTGAGACGGTCCATCGCGGCCGCCTTGGCTTTGCCGCTCTTGTCCGCGCCTGCAATGCCGCCCGATACAGACTTTTCGACGGCCTTCTTCAAGTCTTCGATCATCTTTTCGGTGTTGGCCGTGATCTCTTCTGACGTGGGCATCCATCCCGTGAACCATTCCACGACACTATCTTGCAACCGCACCAAGGCGTCACCGCTGATTTCGATACCGAGATCTTCTTCGAGTTGCTCCTTGAGAGCTTGACCGAACTCGGGCATGAAGTCGGCGACGGTCTTGTAGAGTTCTTTTGCGCCCGCATTGATTTCATAGCCCCACTGAGAAATGCCGTCTGCGACTTTCTTGCCGCCCTCAGCGATTACGAGACCCCATTCCGAAAGGTAGTCCCGGCTCGCAAGCATGGCGCGGTCCGCTTCAGTCATGGAGCCTGTCGTGACAAGGGCCTTCCACCAGTCGAAGTAGCCAATTGCCTTGTTCCCGAAATCCTTGATTACGCCGAGCACGCTCGCCGCTGTGTCCACAAACCCATCGTAGAACTTGCCGATGAAGTCTTTGACCGGTGTCCATGCGGCGGTGAACACGTCATTGATGGTTTTGCCGATGTCCGTCAGAATATCGCCCATGCCGCCAAGGTTCTTGTTCCACACCACGCGCCAAGCGTAGACCGCCGCGCCAACGATTGCGATGGCAGCCACCACCCCCGCTACGGGCGCAAGAATTGACATCCACGCAAAGTTGGCAGAAACTCCGAGGGCGACGAAACCGACCTTCAGCGCCGCCACCGGAAGCGTCAACATCTTCAGGGCCGTGCCCACGCCCCCAATCAGGAACGACGCTGTAGACATGGCCACAGCAACCGTACCGACCGCGATACCCATTCCCACGAACACCACCGTCCCGAGCGCGACCTGCGCTATCAGCCGACCATGGCTCTTGATCCACTCCGTAATCTCTTCGTTGTAAATGGACAGGTAGTCGTTGACCGCCCCGAGCCCCTTCTTCATGTACGCGAAGATCCCCGAGTTCATGACGGTGTAGCGGAACATGAGCCACTTGTCCTGAATCATCGAGATCTGGCCAGCCCACGTCTCTTTCAGTTTTTCGGTTGTGCCACGAAACTTAGATTCAACATCGCTCCATGATTCGACAAGCTTCTTCCTCGTTTCCTCTGCCGAATAGGACACGCCCGCTTGGAATCCAAGCATTGCGAGGATGCCGCGCTCGCGGAACATGTCGGCCGTCTGCGCGCCAGCCGAGAACATGCGGATGAATTGCCCCATGGTTTCGCGCAGACCAAAGCCCGACGCCGCAGCCAAGTCGCCGATGAGTGGCATCCACGCTTTGACTTCGTCGACGCCCCCTCTCACGATTCCAGAAAGCTGTGTTGCCGCGCCCATGACTTGCTCGAACTGAAAAGGAACGCGCCCAGCGTAGTCGGCCATCTCCTGAAACATCCGATTGCCTTCTGCCTGCGAGCGGAGCAGTACGCTCAGGCGCACTTGATACTGTTCCATGGTGCTTGTTGCTTGTACGAACGAACGCCCTACCAGCGCCAGCCCAGCCGCCGCCACCCCGGACATCATCCCGAGCCTCTTCCCGAAGTCCGTGAAGTCTTTCGCGACTGCCCGGACGCGCGCCCCGGTGTTGGCAATATCTTTGCGCACGTCTACAAGGCCGCGTTTGACTTGCTTGATCCGCTCCTGCCACTTCTTGCGGATGTCCAGGACCATCTCGGCTTTGATTGATCCGACGCTGTTGGACATGTCGTTACCTCTTCTTGTGGCCTAGGATGGACATCAACTCTTCACGGTTACGCCGCCACTCGGCTTTCTGCGCCTTGCTCGCCGCGTCCGGGTCAACGTCTTCAACCAGCTTCGTTTCCGCCACCAACCGTTTCATGGCGTCTTGCCGCGCTTCTTGCGTCCACCACGGGTACGTCGACGCATCGAACGCTTCTATCTGGCGCCGTGCATGCCACCGTGTCGCTTCGTCGTGCCAAACTTCCGAATCCTGCCTGCTCAGTCCGAGCAGTTCACGGAGCCGGAACCCCGGGAACACGGCCCATATGTGGGCTAACCTCTCCGCCCTTTGCCGCGCGAGGCTTTTCTCATAGGGTCCGTGGAGTTTTCCATGATGAAATTCAGCGGACCCATCAGCTTGCGGAGTTCAATGCCTGCGAAGGCTTCCGGGTCTGTGTTCGTGAGCAAGGCGAGCTGCCTCGATACGGACGCCACCGGACCGAGACCGTCGATCTCGGCGATGGCCTCGATTTCGTCGAAGACTTCGTCCGTCATCGGAATCACGGAGTATTCCGTGCCGCCCAGCGTGAACGTCACCGGGTTTCGCAATTGGCTTGCCGTGTCTGCATTGAAATGTGGCATTGTTCTTTTCCCCTCATGGGTTGTCCCTGGGGGCGTACCGCGCGAAATGCCGGTACGCCCCCAAGCGGGTCAGTTGATTACGCGACGTATCCGAACTGCGCGAGCACATTAACGGCGTACTCGGGCGAGCCCGAATTGTAGAGATGGCCGTCCGCGGCGATGTCGGCCGCAAGGACCGGCAACGCCTGGATGTCGAACGCGAAAACCTTCTGGTTTTGCAGCTCGAAAGGAGTATCGATCTCGGCCGAAATAACACCCTTGGGGATGTACAGCCAATCGGCCGCGGTGACGCTGACAGTGCCCTCTTCGACCGGCTTCAAAATGATCTCGGCCGCATCGTCGGCAAGGTCTTTGCCTGTGCGGTCCGAGATGACCAGCTTTGTGGTTGTCACCGTCCCGCCTGTGAGTAACGCGAGCTGTGCAAGGGTGGCCTCTGTGACCGCGCCCTTCACGCCCGCGTCCGTGCCGGTTACGACGATTGCACGTGCCGTATCACCGGTAACGTCGGCCTTCGTTGTGACTTTGCCCTCCTTCAACCTGAAGGTAGCACCGCCGTGGATCAGGCCAACACTGACCCCGCCAACGTATACGTTGCACGGGCCTATGTTTTTGCTCCACATCGTTTAGTTTTCTCCTACACGAGCGGTCACCGTCGCGTTCGCGCTGAACTTGCTCCGGTTCTTCTCGTCGGTTCCGATGTCGGCCAGTTCGCTACAGTCCGCATCGTATACATACCAGCCATCAAGCTGGACACCCTGCATATCAAATAGTGCATCGTTCACGAGCGTGGCGCGCGTCCATGCAGTCTTGTAGGACGGGCCACGGCCGATGACCTGGAACCGGCGCTGGCGCTTGTTCCGGTTGTAGCCATCGCGCGGCATGGGCACGCGCTCCATCAGGCAGGCGGCCAGGTCGAGCGCACCCGCCGGGATACGGCCAAAGTGAATGGACGTTCCAAGAACAAGGCCTGTCTCGATCGCCAGATACCTCGTCACCGCCTCAAGAAGATCCATGGCTCAGGCCCTCCTCGATGGCTTTGGCGGCGATGGCCTTGAAGTCGGGGGCGTTTCCGAACAACTTCTCTTCGAGGAACTTGCCGCCGGAACCGGGTTCGACGAACTCAAAATCTGGATTCTCGTGTAAGTGGGTCGCATAGGGCGTATTGAATCCGGTCGCCATAACGATTACGCCCGGGCCAACCTTCGATCCCGGGCTTGCCATCGGCTGGCCGTCGCAAACGTCGTTCCTCTTCGTTGGGAGGCCAAGATCCGCTGCCGTGCCCGTGGGCATGTTATCCACGTGGACAGAGCCCGAGCCGCGTAGCGTGCCCTCGTCCAGCGGCGCCGTGGGCTGTTTCGTGATGGCGAGGTACAGGAGATGCATACCGGCCAACGCCATGCCCTTGGCCGCGGACTTCTCCAGTTGCTTGTCCGTGCGGTCCAGGCCTTCCATGACTTCCGATATGTCAATGGTCATGCCGTTCATGCGATGGCCACCTTGTAACCGAGGATCCGGGAAAAGACCTTGATTTCGCGGTAGGACAGGATCGCGTGCTCGACGCCATCAATTCGGAACTTGTCCTCGCCGGGGGTAGGCTTGCTGGCCATGTCGACGGTGGCGGCCGCGAGGCGTTCGGTGCCGCTCTGGTCAACCACGCGGCGTTCCCCCCACTCGACACGAGCGGAGATGGTCGTTTCGGTAGTCGTGCCGGGTTCGCCCAATTCGTCCAGGGCGGCGGCCTGAATCCACACAATCGAATCTCGTCTGTATGCGGTTCCATCTGAGGAAGCCACAGTCGCCGCGCTGTACGTGCGCGTGAACTGCGCCGCGGCCACGTTATCGTTGCCCGCCCCGTCCACACAGACAGCCGCCGCAATGTCCGCCGTGACTTCGCCATTCACTGTCGGTGTGATATCGAACGTGTAGTCGGCGCCACTGCCTGCGAAATTGCCAGCCGTGCCGTTGGTGACGACGATGTCAGTGAGCACGAAACCTGTTACAGACTCAGAGAAGGTGATAACGCACGCGATTGGACTATCGTTGGTGTAGCCGATTGCCGCGCTCGAAATACACGGCAGGGGATCGACTGTGTCTACAACATCAAGCGCGCCTTCAAACTCTGTCCCGCCGCCCCCGTACGTGGTGCCGTCGCGCACGTCGGACTCTGCGGCGCTTGCGTAATCGCCCCTAGCTCGTACCAACACGTCATCCGCGTCGAGGCCGAGCGGCCAGCCGAGCGTCCTGATATTTCCAGTCATGATCGCCATTACGAGACCGTTACCGTCCTATCAGTGTCGTTCCACACGATCGACAGGCGAGTTGTGGCCGTCCCGGGATCTTTGATGGTGAATTCCGTCCCCGCAACGTTGCCCGTTACGTCGCCCGCCGCCGCCGCATAGATCACCTTGTATGACGTTGCTGCTTCAAGCGCAGTAATCACCGCCGCCGCGTCGTGAGTGCTGAATCCTGCGGCCGTGGCCCAAGTGCTGTCGCCGTGCGTTTCGACCGCCGCCAACTCCACGCTTGTGGCTATCGCCGATACGTCCGCCTTGCTCGCCGTGCGGCTTGCGCTGTCAGTAGTAACCTCGAAGCCGAATGCCGTCAACGTTTTCGTCGCTGCGCCCCAGACTGCCGTCGCTATATCGGCCACCAACGTGCCGAACGAACTCAGCGTCCGTGTGCCAACAGACCAAACGTCCGCCGCTGCGTGCGTGCTGAAACCCGTCGCCTTGTAATCGGCTGGCGTGCTTAGCTCACGACTACCTACAGACCATACATTAGCCGCCGCGTGCGTGCTCGCACTATCCGTTCCGCGCATCACATCAGATGCCACAAGCGTGGGGGTCGCCACGTCAAACAACTTCTTGAACGCAGCCGCAAGGTATCCGGCGCTGGTCTCTGTCAAGGCTGTACCCAAAATCGCCGCGGCGTCTACTTCAAGCGTGTCTGCGCCGAATAGTGAATCCCAAACGTTCGCAGGCAAGACCATGAAATCGTTCCACACCGGCAACGCGCCGGATTCGTGGATATGTACGCGCACCGTGCCTAGCGTGGCTGTATCGGTATCGTCAAGCGGTACGCCGTAGTTGCCTTTTTCGTCGTGCGTCGCCCCGGCTGCGTTGTGGGTCTGTGCAAATGCGCCACCGTTTTTGCTCACGCGGATGTCTGCCTGCGAAATAGTGAGCGCATCCTCCACCGTGTTCCCATCTGTCGAATCGAGGAACGGCCCCATTTTTATGGTCACTGCGGTGGACTGTTTAAGCCAAAACATTACGCTACCCTCGTGTTATGGTAGTGGTGCATCATTGCTGGGATGTATGTCGCGGCTGCGCCTGTAGGCACCCATATCCTGCGTGCTGGTGCGCGGAACGCGGCGTAGGGGTCTATGTAGAGGTCTTGGATTTCGTTAGGAGTTAGAGCGCGGTTGTAGATGCCAAAACTATGAATACCACCAAGCCAACGACCTTCATAGCTAAAACGCTGTCCTATATGTAGTATACTAGCCAATCCCCCACCATGCGCTGTATCAGTGGTGTAATATTGTATCCCGTTTTTGTAATAAATTTGCTTATCACTTGACCGTGCATCATCAAACGAAATAGCACAAGTAGTCGTTTCTCCGTTTGGAATCCAATCTTCAGGAACGTTCGCTATTCCGTTTCCGCTGAGATACAGTTGCCATGCGCCAGTAGCGCGGTGCCACAACAAATAGCGGGTCGAACCCTCACTATCAAATATATATTTAACTACATTTGCGGCAAAATTGCGCCGTACAGTAAACGTGATTGTCCCGCTCGTTAGTAACCCCGCGTTTTGCGGCCACACACCTACTAGATAATCATTTGTGCCATCGAGTACGGCCCCTTTTGCATCCCAACCAACGGAACCCGTGCAGTCGTTGCCGTGCCCGCTCATGTCGTGCGCAATGATTCCGCCGCGCTCGTTGAGCAGCCACGCGCCGACCAGGTCGTCTGCAAACGAGTGACTGCGGTCTAGCTGCGCGCCTATGGGGGGTTTGAGTAGCATTTATTTAGCCTTGGGGCTCCCAATAGAAAGAAGCAAATCGAGCTTCTTTACATAAGCCTGAATGTCCAATTTGTCATACCAGACTCTATACATAGATTGGAGCAGTTCAGTGTTTCTGGCGGGTACCTTTACAGGCTCAAGTTCTTCACCAATCCACATGCCCACGATTCCGTTCTGGAGGAGGTGCTCAATGTTTAGTTGCATTGTGCTCATAAGTAGATTCTCCTTCTGTTATTGGGCCTCGTCAGTAATCGGCACGAGCGCAACGAACATTTCTACCGCATCGCCCTCAAACGCCTGCCCACCTTCGTTCCAAACTACAATCTGTCCATAGCGAGTTGGCGGTGTGAACTCACCCAAGGTTGCCATCTGCACAACGGTATCAGCGTCAGAAGTCAGCGTAAGCACGCCTATCAGTGTCAGTTGCTTTACGGTGTCCGCAATCGAGTCGCCCGCCGTCCCTGTGTAGGCCGCGTCAGAGCCTGTACACGCACCGTCATTACCGGTGGCCGCCGTGCCGCTTATGCTGGCCGACCAGTAGTAATAGACAGCCGCTCCAGACGCCGGAGCAACATCCATCTCAACACCGACACGCACGGCGAACCGCGCTGCACGGGCCGCACCCAAGTCGGCCTTTGCGCCCTGTCGCGCTGCTGCGTCTGCGAGGCTTGTGAGGTCAATCTGGTGTGTACGCGTGAAGCCTGAGATAGTTGAGACATAATCGGTCGTGTCTGCCCAGACTATTGGCGTGCCATCTTTTACGAGAATTTCAGTAGCCATGACTAGGCTCCCTGAGCGAAGATATCGACCACCGCGTCCACGTTGTCCTGAATTGTCGAGTCGCCCGCGCCGAGAATCGCTTCCACTGACGCCGTCTTGTTGGCGATGATGATGGCAGTCTGCACGTCGTTCGCAATCGCAACCGGGTTCTCAAACGCCCGCTTGGCCCAGATGATGCGGTTCGCGTGGTTCGCTACATCCACGGCTTCAGTGCGAATGGTGTCTGCCGCGACACACACAGCGACCGCGATCTTGTTGCGGAATGCGCTGTTGTTCTTGATGTCGAAAAGATCTTTGTACTCTGCCATGGTCGTGCTCCTATCTGTCGCGCGCGCTATCAGGCCGCGCCGTCATGTCCCGAACCTATGACCGAAGATCGCTTGCACGACTCCATATGAGGGAACCGTACCGGGGAAAGGGAAGGGGCGGCGTTACGCCTCGGGGTAGGGTTTCCGGTTGCCTGGCGGATACGGGACGGGCTTTCCTTCCAGTCTCGCTTTCGTGTTCGCCCGGGCCCGCCGCTTGCGCTCTGAACGGGCCAGGTACCGCTTCCGTTGTTCTTTCACGATCTTCTTGTCCAAAGCCATGGACTCGGGATAGCCCGCCTGGCCCGGCTTGATTGCGCCGTCCTGCAAACTGGCCTTGGACAAAGCTTCCAGTTCGTCTTCTTTGCCGGGGACGGGGACATAGCATAATAGTACATGCCTACAGTTCGGATGGTAAGGCGGCTTTTTGTCCAGCAGCGGGAACCGAGGATCCTCTACGAGAGAGTAGATCTTGCCTTCAAACGGGACGCACAGATCGCAGGCACCCGCGTGCCGGGACACCTGATACAGCGTCACGCCGTATTCCACGCCGCGCGCAATGGCCCCTTGCGTCACGGCTTCCCGGGTCCGGGTCCGCGTCACGAGTTCGGCGTAGTAGTCCGGCGTGAAATGGCGCGAGCCCGCTTGCACCTTCATGCCTTCGTCGAGTTTGTCCGTGATGGACTTGGCCAGGCTCTTGGACGTTGTCCGGCGGGCTTCCCCCTCAATCAGGCCACGGCCAAGAATGCGGTTGATATCGGCTTCCTGAATGGCCTTCTGCTGCGTTTGGTGGAGGAAGTTCTTCGCGGACTTCGCGATACCTTGCGCGGATGTGGCCAGTTCGACGGCCATCTGGTTGGCGATGGTTTGCACGGCCGCCGTGTGGATTTGGTTGCCCATGTCGAGCGCGCCCACGGACACCCCTTGCACGCGGAGCGCCACCGCCCCAAGGTCCGCGCCCCCTTTGTAGTAGGCGGACACCAGTTCGTCCGCCGCGCTCGCTACGCTGGCCTCCAGGGCCGCGACAATGGCGTCGACCTGTCTCAGTTGCTCGGCCAGCCGGAACGCCCTGAACGGCATATTGGCAGCCGCCACGAGTTGCACGTTGATGTCCGCCTGAGCGGCCTTGTACAGCGCAACGAGCTGCGCACGCTGGGCTTCGACAGCCGGGGGCAGTTTTCGACCCATGTTGGACACTCTACCCCCCTGCGGTCGCTGCCTTGGGGCCGTGCCGTTCTTCGCACAGGGCCTCGGTGCGTTCGATGCGCCCCTCGGCTTGAGAGACACGGACGGAGAGTCCGGCGCGCGCTTCCTGAGCCCGCTCTTGTTCGTGTTGCAGGGCGGAGATCGGTTCTGCCTTCAGTTCAAGAGCCCGCATCCGCTTAAAAAGTTCTTTCATGTTGTCCAGAAGGCTTTTGTTGCTGCTCTCCAGGGCTTTTACTGCCCATCGTAAGCCAGCCAGAACGGAACCAATCGTTGCCGCGTTGACACACAGTGTCACCACAAGCTGGGGCGTGAACTCCATAGGGTTTCTCCGTCGCGCGTTGGGGGCATGGGGTGGACGCTTACGAACCCGGCTTGGGCATGTTGTCGGCGGGGTCCGGCACCCCCGAAGCCGGTGTGTCCGTGGGCGGCGACAAAATCAAAGCGAGGAAGGAGTCGAGCGCCTGCTGCGCCCGTTCGCGTTTGGCGATGTCTTGGGCGTCGTCGGCGGCGTCTCTTTCGCCCTTCAATGCCAGGTATTCGCGGACATACGGCTCGGCGAAGTCGCCACACAATTGGACGATCTGACCGACAGCCACGAGGGCCTCAATGTCGGCACTCGTTTCCGTCACGGTCCCGTCCGGCGCGATGCTGCGCGTCTGACACCCGACACCGCCGGCCGCCAGGCCAGCGATGAGGAAGAACACGATCATGGGCGTCTTATTGCGCGAGAGGCCAGCAGAGGCCCGATGCGCCTTCTCGGGGTTGCGCCACTTGGCAAACCACCGGGAGCAAAGCGGGCCGAGAATCATCACAAGGAGCATGTCGATCTTGAGGTCCAGCTCTGCGGGCCATGGCAGGATGTCCGGGGCAAACGAGCGGAGCAGGGCCAACACACCGGCCACCACGCCCGTGCTCGCCGCGGTACCGGCCGCAACGTTCTGGGTGGTTCTCGATTTGAACAGTTTCTTGAACATCTTTCGTGTCCTCCGTCTGGCCTTCCAGGCCGCGTAGACTGCTCTGATGGTTCGGAACTTCACGGCTAACGTTCCACGGGGAACGAGCCGGAATGTATGGATCCAGTTCGGTATTCTTCGATACGGCAGGCCGCGAGGTAACAAATGGGGATTGCCCCGCCGAGCCCCGCATAGGCCTCGCCTACCGGCGTCGATGACGTGACGCCCTGCCTTTGAATGGCCGCGCGGACCTCCATGTCCGGATCTAAGAGGCGGAACAACGCCTGCTCAAAGACGGCCGCCTTCATGGGATCCGTCGGGTCTTCGGTCAGGTCTTCGAGATCGCCATCAAGGAAGGTGTAGTGCTCCGCCGCTTCGATGTCGGCCTGGGCCGTCGTGAGCACGGCGGTTTTCGTGGCCTTGACGGATGGCCATTTGGCCGCGGCTCCGTGCCGAGTCACCATGTAGGCGTCTGCCTCTGTAATCGTTACCCAAAGATCGCTCATCGTGCTGCCTCCATAAGTTCCATTTGTTTCGCGCCCACGCAATGCGGCGAGAACCAGATCCGCTCACGGTTCGCGTTGTCCTTGCCGCGCCCGTCGCCCTGCGAGCCGTAGCCGCCCGCCGCTTTCCACGCCACGCATTCCCAATCGTCCGGCATGGCGTGCTCGCCGTCGTAGCCACACAGTGCGATCCGGTATTGGTCGTTGTCGCCGTGCTCGATTGCCCAAGCGCGCGCCCGGGCCGACGTGTCGTCCTCGTTGTGCGCGTAGACCTTCATGCAGTCGCTTGAGTACGGCGGATCAAGAAACATGCCCGTCTGGCCTAGCCGCTCAGTCACACACGGCGTCGCCACACGCGCCCAGTCGCCGCACGTCACACGGGTATCGCGTAGCCTGTTAGCTAACGCCGCCATGATCCCACGAATGTAATCGCGACGGTTGATGCCCATGCCGGGGTCGCCGAGGTGCGTGCTGTCCGGTTTCCAACTGTCGCCTATCGTGCAGCAAACACCCCACACCCAAACGCCCGCCACCTCCACGTCGTAGAAGTCCACCTCGTGCCGCATACGCTGTTCAAGGTCGGGCTGCTGCGCAAAACACCAGCGCCGCCGCGCCGCGAGGTCGAGTTCGTTGACCGGCCAGTCCGCCGCCTCAGCTACCGCGTCCGGGTCGTGCTTGACCGCGCGCCAGAAGTTCGCTATGAAGCCGTCCATATCGTTGACCGTCTCGGTCTTGGGCTCGTGTGGGCGCGCCAGGAGCACAGCCAATGAGCCCGCGAACGGCTCGACGTAGTTCGGCACGTTCCCGAACCGTTGCCAGACGATATCCGCGACACGGGACTTGCCGCCGAACCATGGGAAGGGTGCCTTCATTGTGTCGCGACTCCTTGCAGTTCGAGGATGGTCCGGGTGCGCCGGACGTTGTGCTGATATCGCCGGACAAGTACCTGGGCATCGGGCAAAAGATCCACCACGTCCCGACAGTCGCCGGACATCGGCGGATCGATCAGCTCGACATAGACGGCCCGACGTGCCCGAGCCTGGAGCCCAGCCACCGTTTCGGCAAGAATCTTGTATTCTTTGTCAATCTGGTGGTGAACGCTCAGGTAGAAGATGAAATCAAAGCAATCCGTGCCCCACCCGGCCACGGAATTGGAGAACGTCACGTCGCACATTTCGATGCTGTCGTTGATGGTCCGCGCCGCCTCGATGCACTTGGGCTTGTCGCTTCCGTGGACGCGCGCACCCGCCTTGGCGGCCTGGAAAGCGAAGAATCCATAGTGCGTGCCGATGTCGAGCACGGAAGCGCCGCTCCATTGGCCTTGGTTGATTGCATCCCATACCATGGCCGAATCCGCCCGCTGTGGCCCCCACGGGAAGGACTGGAACCAATACCCTTGCTCACGGATCCAGTCTTCGCGCTCGTCATCGGAAAACGGGCTCAGGGTCTCGACATCGAACGGCTGGCCATCCTTCAAGTAGTCCGGGAACGGCGCTTTCGAGAAAACCTCTATCACGGTCGGGTGGATTTTCGAGCCATCCCATTTCAGGGCGTAGCCGTAGTGCTCCCCGGCCAATCGCACGAGGTAGAGTCGTCCGATGGCGTTGACTCGTGCCGGACGTGCATCTTCCGGGAACGGCATTGCGCATCGGACATTGAACGTGCCGATCATCGGACACCCGAAGGTTTCTTCGTGCTTGGCGCGCGTGGACGCCACCCCGCCGCCGTTTTCGTATTTGCCAGTGGTTCGATGGATCATGTCGGTTCTCCAAAGGCGAGAGCGGTCAGTTGCCTGGCCAAGGCGGCGGGGGACAGGTGCGCGTTCCAATACTCCCGGCCCGCGTTGGCAATCCGAGCCCGGCCCGCGTCATCGGCCAAGAGCGCATCGACCTTTTCGACCAGGTCCGACCAGTCCCGCTTGACGGTTACAAGACAGCCGCCGTAACATGCTGGCCAGACGCAATCGGTTTCAGGCATCACGAGACAGCAACCGAGGGCCAACGTTTCCATGTGACGCCAGGTCTTTTCGCCAATGCCCATGGGGGCAATGCAAACCTTGGAACGCCGCTGGTTGCGGTAGTTTTCCTCGGGGGAGAACTTCTTCCCGATGATTTCAGGTGGCACGATGGGCCTGTTTCTGGTTTGCGCCAGCGTCGCGTATGCGTTCCAGTGCTTTTGCGCACGGATGGTCTGAACCAATGTCACCCGGCTTTCGTAGTTTGTGCTGCGCATCACACAGTAGACGTCCCATTCCGGCGTTGGCATCGGTTCACTTCGCATGGAGTAGAGCGTATCGAGGAGGCCCGGTAACGTGATCTGCAATGTGGCCTGCATGCTCGGAGACAGGTCTTTCCGAAGTAGCTCGATCTTTCCACACGGGTCAGGAAGGGTCGTGTCTACCTCGGAAAAGTCCGACCAATCCCACCAAACGCGGCGCCGGACGCCGTTCCGTTCGATGTCCACGGCCATCATGCTGTGCGGACGGGTAGATTGCTCTGGCGTGACAATGACATCCGTGTCTTCGCCGTAGGCGTCTCGAAATCCTCGGGACAGATAGGCGACGTAGACGTTATGGTCTCGTCGCTCGTGCGATGGCACCCAAATTTTCATTCCTGATAGGCTCCTTTGAAAATGAAGAGCCCGACGTCCCCGCGCGGAGCCGGGAACCGTTGCACAGACAGACAGCCAGGCATTTCGACAACCATGCTCTCCGTCCATGCGCTCTTGTGCTCTTCGTAGGGATTGATCGCGCGATAGGCCGAATTGGCCCCGAGCCACTTTTCGCCAAGCGGAATGCTCAGGATGGCCAGTTTCCGGGCCCGGGCGATACATTGCCACGCCAACGCCTGGCCCTCTTTGCTGTTCTGGTGTTCGATCATGTCGATGGCCAACACCACATCGGCCGGGGCAAGGGTCGGCAGGACTTCGCAGGCGTTGCCGATGTAGATCTGGTCGTAGTAGTACTCGGTGGCCGGGTTGATGTAGCCGGGGAACACCTCGATCCCGGCGATGTTGACCAGCCATTCGTCGCGGTCCGGACGGCAAGCCCAGATGTCCGTGTATTCGCGGACCAGATGGCCCCATTTCCCGAAGCCTACGCCCACATCGATCACGGTATGAGGATCGGCGCCTTGGACGGCCCGGATAACGGCAGGAACATGATCTATGATGCTGGAAGGCATGCGGTTCCCTTTCTTTGTGCCCGACTGGCCTGCATCTGTTCGATGACGGGGCTGCCGAGGCTGGCCATGGAATCAAAGATCTGGTTGTAGGACATGGGGATATCGAAGACCGGCGGGAGTTCATAGCCGCCCTTGATCATGGCCTGGAGCACCCGCTGTTCCCATTGATCCGAGTTGGCCGCCTTGTCCATCTGGGCTTGCCAGTCATCGAGCAAACGGAACACGGCGGGCGTGGGCTTGAAGAGCATCACGGCGGAACTGAGTTCCCGGCCCGTGCGTTTGCAGTCGGGCACCGCGTCCCAGTCAAAG